CATTGGGAGCAGTACTCAGCCATGATTCCCCCTTGATCGGATGATCGCGGCGCGTACTCGCAACGCCGTGGATATGGGTCCTTTGCCTTCGGCGTCTCCGTCTGTTTCGAGGACCGAGGCGCAAGCTTCTCGTTCTGCCTTCTGAGCACGTCGCACCAGCTCGATCACCATTGATTCGGGGAGCGTGTACCGTGCTCCTTCTTGCTTGATGCCGCTGGTCATGACTTCTGCAACCAGCGTGAGAATTTCGTCGTTGGTCATTAGGCCCCCCTTTGTTGTAAGTAGGTCTCTACTGGAATGCCCAGGCGGTCGCATATGAGCAGTTCAGAAAAAGAAAGAATGTAGCGGCGAGGCCTTTTAAAAATTCTCCGCTTGCTACGAATTCGAGCGAGTATCTTCATCCTCTTCCTCCATAGCGAATGGTCCGATGGGCCAGGACATGTAGTTCATCGGGGTTTTGTTCGGCGAGGCGGTCGAGTTGTTCGTCTTCCAATGCCTCTCCAGTGTCAGCAAAGAATGCTCTGTCAAAATACGCATCGCAGAAGTCGGGGTAGTCGGCGCTATCCAACCCAGCCAACTCCGCATCGACAACCTCGCGGCCGTCCAATTTGAGTTTTAAGATTTCCAAGCTCGTGGTTGTTTTTTCCAAGCTCATTTGCGATCTCCCAGGAATGGTTGTTTGCTCTCCCATAGGGCGGCGCAGGTCATCTCGAGGTCCACATTGCCGCGCTTAATTGCCAGGGCGTCCTGCTTTCCCTGCTTGTACGCTTCGATGACCTTGGGCGTTGGGTCGTGGACGATGAGCCCACCGATGAATGCCGAGAACACCATGCCAGAAAAAAACACAGCGGCAAAGGCGGCAGGCAAGAGGTACTTCTCTCTGAGGAACGTCATTTCTTTCTCCTTTATTAAGTATTACAGCTTCATACTACGGGTAGTTTTACACGTTGTCAACTCTCTTTTTTTCTGCCCAAACGAGGATGGCGCAGGTCGAGCGGTGGATCTTTAAACATAGTGCTTCGGCCGCATCGAGTTGTTCCTGGCTCGGGTGGGCTTCGGCCAGTGCCTCTTGCAGGAGGCGGGCTGATTGGTTGATGGTGACGATATCGAAGCCAACGTCACTGCACTGGTGGTCATTGCATTGTTGGGGCGTTTGGGTTTGCATACATGTCCTCATAGCATTTAACGGTTGCGGCGACGAGTTCTCGCAGGGGAATCTCGGAGACTCTGCCTATGACTGCGACGGTAGTAGCCAAGGCCACTACCGACTCGACAGGATCCAAGCCTTCGTCAATGGCAAACTGCACTGCGGTCATAGAAAGCTGTTTCATGGTGTGGAGCTTCCTGCTCTCAGCGTTCATGCTAATGAGAGCATCCATGATCTTCTTCCTGTCTTTGGGGTTCATCGCGGGTGGCCTTCAAGCCGATCGCTAATCAGCATGGCGTAGCCTGCAATGTCTCTCCAGCTGTCGGAGTAGTCCGCATCGCCGTTAATGATGCGGGCAATCTTATGGACGATCATCTCGAGGGCCTCAGCTTGGTCCACGTCCAAGGTCTTCTCCCGGCTGAACAAGTAGTGGTAAACCACCTGTTTGAAGTTCTGAGAGATCTCGGCCTGACCGAGAAACAGCCCATAGCGCCCTGCGCGTTGGTCCAAGGTCGTATCGATGGTGGCCGGGGTGGCGGACTTTGGCGGGCGCCCACGGCGGGTGGTGGGCTTATTTTTGGATCCGGGCGGACGGCCACGGCGTTTGGCTTTTGTAATCACTGTGAATCTCCTTTGATTGTATACATGGGGTTACTTGCCTCTTACCTTGAGCAGACGCTCAACGGCAAAGAGGATCCTGTATCTCCAAGACGGCTTGGAGGCGGTCTTGATGACAAGGCGCAGATAGTCATGCCCGTCATAGGCACGACCAGTTTCCTTCAAAAGCTTCTCGCGCAGGAAATGCACCTGCTCCAAGGCTTCATTGCGCTGGCGACGGTAACGGCGGGCAACACTCTTCCAATACTGCAAGTTGGCAAGATCAGCCGCGCTGGCTTCTTTTTTTGGCTCTTCTACGGGTAGCGTCATAGGATTGCTCCCAGGATGATTGCTGCAATAACGTAGGGCCACATACTTTCTCCTTTCTCGGTTGTGAAATTAAGCTTTACTGCGAAAAACTCCCTTAGGCGCTTGGTCCAAGTATGGACTTGGGGCGGTTCGTGGTCCGTAGATCTTGTTCCACGCCTCGTCAACGAGCCTCTCGAGAACATGATTGATTGGCAACTTCTGAAAGTGCGCCAAATCCCTGATCTTTTCATGAGTAGCGACCTGAACGATGACCGATTTCCATTTGGTTTTGTCCATGTATAGGATTATAGGATAGGAGTCAATCAGCTGTCAACCCAATCGCCCCATTCGTCCTGAGTCCATACCAGTATTGGCGTGTCGGCTCCTACAAAGGCGCCCTCGATATTGTATTCGATGAATTCTCGGGCTTCTTCTGAGCTCATGCCGTCGATCATGAGGTTGGCTCGGATAATTTCGGCATCGTAGACGAGGACTTCTGTCCTTGTGCCCTCGGTGCTCCAGATCAAGGCTGGTCCGAGGATCGCGTTGTCGTGTCCGTCAATCTTTAGCATTGCGCTCTCCTAAAAAATGTCACCGGGGAAGGTCCCCGGTGACTAAATTCCCCCATGTAAGGAGAAGAAGGAGATTACACGTCAAGCTGCTTCCCCCCAAGATGGGCCCATCTCTAGGTCCACTTTGGAAGGAACTTCCAGCTTAACACAGCCCTCCATCACCCTCTTTAATTCTTCTGCCTGCGCCCGGTCTTTGACCGAGAAGCACAGCTCATCATGCACCTGAAGCAAGGCAACGCATCCAACTTCGTTAAAGCAATCGAGCAGGGCCTTTTTTGTTTGGTCGGCGGCCGAGCCTTGGATCAACCGGTTGAGCCCCTTGTAGGTCATAGCGCGGCGGATCGGGTGCCCATATTTGGCCATGGCCTCATCGCGTGGCAGGGCCTTGTGCAATGGGCCGTAGGTCGCGGGCTCCCAAAGAGGAAACCGGCACCGCCTGCCGAGCAGGGTAAAAATCGAACCCCTGGACTCGGGGTCATCGATACGGGCCTGGACGCTGGTAATCAGGGAGCGCAGGAACGGGACGCCGTCGTGAAACTGGGCGATCAGACTTGCCGCTTCTGCATCACTCAGGTCCAGTTCGTTGGCCATCTTGGCCCGCCCCATGCCGTAGGTCAGCCCCAGGCCAATGGTCTTGGCCTGCTTTCGGGGGATCTTTGCCATATCGGCCACCATCTGGTGGAAGTCCGCATCGGGATTCTCTCGATATTTCTTAGCCGCCTCTATGGCGCTGGCAAGTTCGATGGACACAGCATAGTGGACCGTGAGCCGTGGTTCTTGCTGGGAGTAGTCCAGGCTCGCCCACTCCTCTCCCTCCTCCGGTAAGAACAAGCCCCGGATCATCGGGCCGATCTCCTGGTTCCGAGCAGGAATCTGCTGGAGGTTGGGGTTGTTCATGGAAAAGCGCCCGGTTACCGTGCCGCCATCGTCCGATCGGATTTGGTTGATGTGGGAGTGGATCCTGCCGTCGTGGCGGGCGTAGTTCAGAAGCTTTTGGACAAAGGTCCCTGAGGCTTTGTTGTACTCCCGAGCGCCGACGATCATCTGTGCAATCGGATGGGGGTGGGTGGAGAGAAACCCTTTGGTAAAACTTGGGGAGCCCTTTTCGGTTTTGCTATAGGAAAGATTGAGCTTGTCAAAGGCCCGAGCAATGCTGGCCGCCGCCCAAATGTCAACCGAAACCCCGCAGAGATCCTTAATCTGCTTGAGTAAGGATTGCTCTTTGGCCTGCAGGTAGTTGCCGACAGACTCGGCCTTGTTGGTATTGAGCCGAATGCCGCGCTGGGTCATTTTGATTAACAAAGGTGTGAGCGCTGTCTCGAGCTCGAAGATGTTGGAGCACTCTTCCTTGATCAACTCAATCTTCATGATTTGCCAAAGCTTCAAGGTCAGTGCCGCATCTTGCTCGGCGTACTCTCCAACGAACATGGCAGGCAACTTCCAGAGCTCTTTCTTTGGGTCAACACCAAACTCTGCGGCGGCCTTGCGCAGTCCCTCTTCAGACTTGAGCTCCTTGAGATAGTCAAAGGACAGGGCATTTAAGCTGTAGCTCATGCAGTTCTCGTCCACCA